AGCCCGAAATCATTGCTAAGTGGGAAAATGCTTTTGACAAGATCCTCAAGGAGTTTTAATGGTTGCGCAAAGTAGAACGCTCAAGCTTTCAATACTTGCTGACGTTGACCAGCTCAAAAAATCCTTAAACAGTGCCAACAATGACGTAGAAGGTTCAAGCAGCAAGCTTGGAGAGTTCAGCAAAAAGGCTGGATTGGCTTTTGCAGCAGCTGGCGCAGCTGCTGGCGCTTATGCTGTAAAGCTTGCAGTTGACGGCGTAAAGGCCGCGATCGAGGACGAAGCTGCACAGATCAGACTTGCCACATCTTTAAAAAATGCAACAGGCGCAACAAATGACATGATTGCCTCTGTTGAAAAGCAGATCCTTAAAACATCATTGGCCACAGGAGTTGCAGACGACAAGCTACGTCCAGCTTTATCTCGCCTTGCTTTATCAACCGGCGACGTTACAAAAGCGCAGGATCTTTTAAGCCTTGCCTTAGATATCTCGCAAGCGACGGGTAAGGGGCTGGACTCGGTCGCAAATAGTCTTGGCAAAGCCTATGACGGAAATACAGCAGCACTTGGCAAGCTAGGCATTGGATTATCAGCAGCCGAATTGAAGGCTATGTCATTCACAGAAGTCCAAGGCAAGTTGTCAGATTTATTTGGCGGAGCAGCAGCAGAAAACTCAAAGACATTTGCTGGTCGTCTTGAAATCTTGAAAGTTACATTTGACGAGGCAAAAGAGTCGATCGGCGCTCGCTTGTTGCCAATAATTCAGCAGCTAGTTGAATTTGTTGTTAACAAGGTTGTGCCAGCGTTAGGCAAATTTGCAGACTTCTTTAAGCCAATTACAGACGCAATTAAAGACAACAAAGAGGAATTCACAACATTTATTAACTTTATTCAAAAATATGTTGTGCCGGTATTAGTCAATGTTTTAGGCGGAGCGTTTAAAATTGTGGGCGAGATTGCTGGCGGCGTAATTAACGTTGTCGGCATAGTTGTAGGTGGACTCAACAATCTTATTTCTGGCGCTGTTGCTGGCATAAATGCTCTGATCGGTCTTTACAACTCAGTGCCATTTCTGCCTAACGTTTCAAAAATTACAGCACCGACTATTAGCGTTCCAACGGTTTCAGTGCCTAGCGTTACCTCAACAACAAAAGTGCCAACAATCAGTGTGCCAACCGTATCTGGCGGATCTGGTTCTACAACAACAAGCGGCGGTGGAGTCGCGGCAGCTGTTGCCGGTGCAGCTATGGCAACGCCGTACAGCACTGGACTTACACAATCCGCTGCCATTCGACGAGCTGAGGCGGCCTCTGGTGGCAATAACAGTGGCATAAATGTCACAGTAAATGGCGCGATTGACGCAGAAGGCACAGCCCGAACAATCGTCAATGTTCTCAATGACTCATACTTTCGCGGCACAGGCGGCGCAGGTGCGTTGATAGGAGCAAGCGGTTGACACAGTGGGCGCCAGTTTGGCGAGTAAAGGTTGCCGGTGCAGATGTTACTGACTCAGTTTTGGCCAGCCTTAATATCAACTCTGGTCGAACAAATATCTACGAACAGGCTCAAGCAGGTTATTGCTCGGTCACTTTAATCGTATTTGATCAAGCTCTTATTAACTATCAAATAAATGACTCTTTAACGGTCGAGGTTCAAGATACTTCGGCGGTTTTTGTGCCTATCTTTGGCGGCTCGATTGTTGACATTGCCATTTCGGTTTCAGAAGTTGGATCAACGGCTTACACGCAAGAGGTGACAATTACCGCTTTGGGCGCTTTGGCAAGGCTTCAAAAGGCTCTTACAAACGGAGTTCTCAATCAGGATTTTGAAGGCGATCAAATCTTGACAATCTTGACCGATTTACTGGTCAACAGTTGGAATGAAGTTCCAGCAGCTTTACAGTGGCAAGATTACGATCCGACCGTCACTTGGGCAACGGCTGAAAATACCGGTCTTGGCGAGATTGACACACCTGGCAATTATGAACTGGCTCAACGTTCATCATCAACCACAGTGGTTTATGACCTTGTTGCGGCTCTGGCGACTTCTGGTCTTGGCTATATTTACGAAAACGCAAGCGGTCAGATTAGCTACGCAGACTCGACTCATAGATCAAGTTATTTGGCTGCCAACGGTTATACAGAATTGACGGCAAATCAGGCTTTGGGTCGAGGAATAACAATCAAGACTCGCGCTGGAGATATACGCAATGACATAACGATCAAATATGGCACAGCTAGCACTAGTCAAGTCAGCGACACAGATCCAGCCTCAATCGCCGAATATGGCGATCTTGCACAAATCATCACAACGACAATTAAACATACAGCAGACGCTGAGTCTCAAGCTGCTTTTTATCTATCTTTGCGAGCTTATCCAAGGCCAATTTTTGACCAGATTACATACGCGCTCACAAATCCTGAGTTAGACAATAGTGATCGAGATAGCCTGATCAACGTCTTTATGGGTCAGCCCATATCGCTTTCAGATTTGCCGCTCAATATGTCTGCCGGTACTTTTCAAGGCTTCGTCGAAGGCTGGACTTTCAGAGCTTCTTACAATGAACTTGCCGTCACCTTGTCAATGTCGCCTTTGGCGTTTTCTTTGCAGGCAATGCAATGGCAAGACGTCAGTGTGTCGGAGAAATGGAATACAATTTCTGGCACACTTGATTGGGAACACGCCCTTGTTGTGGCTTGAAAAGGAGAGAATAAATGGCTAATCCAACCAGCCCGTTTTCTTGGCAAATGCCGACCAGCACAGATTTGGTCACAGATTTGCCAGCGGACTTTGAAGTCTTTGGTCAAGCGGTTGCGACTTCAATGGCCGATTTGCTTGGTGGCACTACTGGACAAGTTTTGTCGAAGGCTACAAATGCCGATATGGACTTTACTTGGATCGAGCAAGACGACACAACTTTGTCATTTAATGCACAAACAGGCACAACTTACACATTGGTTGCAGCCGATCTTGGCAAACTTGTTACGACTTCAAATGCCTCAGCCGTTACCGTAACAATACCGCCGTCTGTATTTTCGGCCGGTAATCAAATAAATGTACAATCCATTGGTGTTGGATTGACAAGTTTTGCTGCTGGCGCTGGTGTGACAATTACATCAACAGGAGCAACCGCAGCTGCTCCAGTTCTAAGAGCGAGATATTCTGCTTGCACAATTATTTGTACAGCAAACAACACCTTCACTGTGGTGGGCGACCTGAGCTAATGTCTCCAATTTTAGGAATTTTTGCTTCTCAAAATTATCCACGCGGAGTCAGCGTCGAACATTTAGTCATTGCTGGCGGCGGTGGCGGTTCATTTGGCGGCGGCGGAGCTGGTGGATATTTAACAAGTACAGCTTTGCGAGCTAAAGGAACTAATTTTACAGTGACATGTGGCGCTGGTGGAACTGGCGGAACAGGCGGCGGAGTCACCGCGACTTCTGGTTCAAATTCTGTTTTCAGTTCGATTACATCTACAGGCGGCGGCTATGGCGGCGGTGCAACAAATAACACAGGCGCAGCAGCTAACGGTGGTTCAGGCGGCGGTGCAAGCCATGGAACATCTACCGGCGGAGTTGTTGTAACCAACTGGGGAACTGGTACATCTGGTCAAGGCAATAATGGTGGAACTGGTTATTCAGATCCTTACTACACCGGCGGCGGTGGTGGCGGTGCTGGTGGAGTTGGTGGCAATTCAACAACAACTACTGGAGGAGCTGGCGGAGCTGGTTCGGCTAGTTCGATCACAGGAACTTCAGTAAGTCGCGGCGGTGGCGGCGGTGGTTCATACAATGGAACAGCTTCAGCTGGTGGCGGAGCAGCTGCAACCGCTGGAAATCAAAACGCAACTAACGGCACAGCCAACACAGGCGGCGGCGGCGGTGGTGCTAACCGTTCAGGCGGAGCTGGAAACGTTCTTGCAGGTAACGGTGGGTCAGGAATTGTGATCCTTCGCTATTTAACATCAGCCGGAACAATTACTATCGGCGCAGGATTAACTGGGTCAACAGCGACCGACGGATCTTACAAAGTAACGACAATCACCGCTGGCACTGGAAATGTGAGTTGGGCATAATGGCACATTACGCATTCTTAAATAAAAAAAACAAAGTTGTAGAAGTTATTGTCGGAATAGACGAGACGGAACTGATCGAAGGCTTAGATCCTGAAACTTGGTACGGCAATTTTAGAGGCATGAAATGTGTACGTACTTCTTACAATGGCAAAATTCGGTATAACTATGCGGGCGTTGGATATGAATATGATCCAGACGCTGAGGCTTTTATACCGCCGCGGCCTGATTGTGGTCATAAAGAATTATTCTTAAATGATTTATTCAAGTGGAATTGCCAACGTTGCGAATTAGAAGCCAGAACGCTTTATGGATTATCCTAAAGGTACAGCAGCAGCTTTGATTGCGACAGCTCTTGCAGAAGTCGGCACAATCGAGCAAGGCGATAACCTCACAAAGTACGGCGAATATACCGGCGCAAATGGTCTGCCTTGGTGCGGCTCTTTTGTAAATTGGTGCGCAAACGAGGCTGGCGTCAAAATTCCAAACATGGTCAGCACAGCTGCTGGAGCGCAGAAAATGAAAGACCAACGGCGCTGGCACACAATGCCTGCACTTGGCGATCTTTGCTTCATGGATTTTCCACATGACGGCGTCGATCGCATAAGTCATATTGGAATTGTGATCAAGATTGGCAAAGTCAGTGTTTTATGCGTAGAAGGCAACACAAGCGGCTCTGGAGATCAGAGAAACGGCGGCATGGTCATGGTTAAGCAAAGGTTTTTAGGTCAAGAAATTGTTGGTTTTGCTAGGCCAAAATATGCAGAATATGCTGGAGAATATCCTTTTGTAGAGTCGTTAAAAGCGACAGCCAAAAAGGAGAAAAAGTGATGAACGAATTGAAGCCAATGCTCGCCAGTTATGCTCGATCATTTATTGCAGCAAGTCTTGCCGTATATATGGCAGGTGTGACAGATCCAAAAGCGATCCTGTCCGCAGGTGTAGCAGCTGTTGTGCCGGTACTTATGCGCTGGTTAAATCCTAACGATCAGGTTTATGGTCGCAAGTGACCAAAAAACTGCAAGCGGCAACGCTGGCGGTGTGCCTTCTGCTGGCGTTGTCGTCTTGCGGCTATCAAGGCTATACGCGTTATCCATGCCAAGAATTTGAGAATTGGGAAAATGATGAATGCAAGCGACCAAGGTGCGAAGCGCAAGGCGTCTGCACAGAGGACTTACTTGGAGACATTGTTAAACCACAGCCAAAATCGCCCTAGATACCAAAAGCGCCTGTCGCCTGAGGATATTAAAGCGCGGTTAATTTTGTTTATTGGCATGACTTTATCGGTCGTTTTCTTAATCGTAACTCTTGGAATTACCTACGCGCTGATATTTGTCACGCAGCCAGTATCGGCGCAAGCGCCCAATGACGCGGCTTTTATCGACTTACTTAAAACGCTGGCCATTTTCTTAACTGGATCACTTGGCGGTGTATTGGCGTCCAACGGCTTAAAGGATAAATCGAGCAGCGACACGCCCAAAACTACGCCTAATCCTTGACCTTGTCAGACTATTGCTTCATTCTGTTAT